TTAGAGCTAAAAGCAAAAGCTGATGCTGATAAGAACTATAACGAACTGGTAAAAACAGTTAGAGATAGTAGACAATAAAAACGGAGAATAATATGCATAAAAATAGAGATTACCCGTCGCCTTCTAAAAAGGTGAACAGGTCTGCTCCTAGTGAGCCTAAAATGGTAGACAACACTAAAACACAAACAGTTGCTGCTGGTGAAGTAAATACAGACGCAAAAGGCAACGTTGTTGGTAAAGAGTCTAAAGTAAAGGCTGCTTACGGACAAACTAAAGGACTTCTTTGGTATAACTACATTAAATAAATGGATTATATCTTAGCTACGGAGCATTTGCTCCGTAAATATCGTGAGAGAAAAGAAGCTCTTACGCAGACATTAGCTTCTGGAAGTATTGAAGACTTTAATCAATACCAAAGGATAGTTGGTGAAATAGCAGGTTTGAATTTCGCCGAACAGGAGATTCAAACTTTACATTCTAATATGGAGGATGCAAATGACTAATAAAGTCGAAACAAAAACTGTTCCAAATAGAGTATTAAGAGAATTCGGAAGTGATAAGGCTCCTGTTGCAGAAGCACCAGATGAAGTTATTACTCCTGAAAACTTAGAAGCTCATGCGGAATCGCTACCACGTCCAACGGGGTATCGTATTTTAATATTACCTTTCACACAATCAACAGTGACTAAAGGCGGTATACATTTAGCTAAATCAACGGTAGACAAGGAAAGACTTGCGACCGTTGTAGGTTATGTTGTTGCCATGGGAGCTGATGCTTATAGTGACTTACATAAGTTTCCTGAAGGACCTTGGTGTAAAGAAGGTGATTGGGTAATCTTCGGTAGATACGCAGGTGCTCGTTTTCAAATAGAAGGTGGCGACATGCGTCTTTTAAATGATGACGAAATCTTAGCTACTATAGATGACCCAGAAGCAATTTTATCATAACAATCTTGAGGAGGACTCATGCAAAACGAAGCAGAAAAAATAGAATTAGAACTTCCCGAAGGGGAAATTGACGTAAGAGCGGCAGATGTTGACGATTCGATTAAAGACGAAGTAGTCGAAGAAACCGCAGTAGAAGAAGCTCAACCAAAAGACGAGCTAGACCAAATTAGCGACTCAGTACAAAAACGTATTGATAAGTTAACGTATAAAATGCGGGAAGCGGAAAGACAGCGAGATGAAGCTGTTAATTATGCTCAAAGCGTTAATCAAACAGCTACTACCCTAAAAGAAAAGTTAAAGAACTCTGATTCTTCGCTTTTCAAAGAGTATGATAATAGGGTACAATCAGAAATTGAAAGAGCCAAAACCGCTTTAAGGGAGGCTCAGGATGCAGGAGATGGAGAAGCAGTTGCTAATGCAACTGAAAAACTTTCTAGAGTAAGTGCCGAAGCAGAAAATCTTAGAAGATTATCCGCACAGCAACAAATCAGAGAGAAAAACCAAGCTCAAGAAGTTCCTGTTGAAGAATATCAGCCTACACTACAACCTCAGGCTGCTGGACCAGACCCGAAAGCAGAGGAGTGGGCTAAACAGAACACATGGTTCGGAGATGACCAAGCAATGACGTTTGCAGCTTTTGGAATACATAAAGAATTAGTTGAGGGGGGAATAGACCCTACTTCTGATACGTATTACAGCGAAGTAGACAAACGTATGGCTGAAACTTTTCCACACAAATTTTCTAACGAGCAATCTGCCCCCGTGCAACAGGTTGCTGCTTCTAGCAGAGGTGCTAGCGGTAAAAAATCATCACGCAAAATAAAGCTGACACCAAGTCAAGTAGCAATAGCTAAAAGACTAAACGTGCCACTAGAAGAATATGCTAAGCATATCGAAGGAGTATAAAATGACCGAAGATAATAAAACAACAGAAGTCAGAACTGACCGTAACTCACGGTCTGCAGAGACACGAGCCTCTCAAACTCGCAGAACGCCTTGGAAACCCCCGTCAATGTTAGACGCACCTGAAGCACCTCCTGGATATCAATTCAGGTGGATTCGTGAAGCTACTAGAGGACAAGATGATAAATCTAATATGTCTAAACGTATTAGAGAAGGATATGAACCTGTGAGAGCAGAAGATTATCCTGATTTCGAAGCCCCTACAATAGATAGCGGAAGCAATACAGGAGTAATTGGGGTCGGAGGTTTAATCCTCGCTAAAGTTCCAGTCGAAACCGCACATGAACGTACAGAGTATTTTCAAAACCAAGCAAAATCTGCTATGGACGGTGTAGACCATTCCTTTATGCGAGAAAGTGACGCTAGAATGCCTATAAAAGATAGTGATATCCAAAGGTCTTCTAAAGTCGCGTTTGGTAGCAAACCTACCAACAAAGGAGATTAATAATAACAATGTATATAAGCAAAGGAGATTATCATGGCTAATACAAATAAACCAGATGGTTTTACTCCAGCATATCATATGTACGGTGGTGTTATTCGTCCTGCTAAAATGAGAATCGCAAGTGCAACTAACGCATCAATCTTTTCAGGTGATGTTGTTAATTTATCTAGTGGTTATGTCATTCAAGGCACGGCGACAGGCACTCCTGTAGGCGTATTTTATGGAGTATTTTACACAGCTACTGACGGTACCCCAACTTTTTCAAAAGTTTGGACTGCCGACACGGCTACTCTAGGCGGAGACGATGCAGAAGCTCTCGTTTACAATGACCCAGGAATTGTTTACGAAGCTCAATTTACAGCAGGCACACCTGCAGTAAGTTTTATCGGCTCTAAATACACTCTTTCAACTACAGCTGGTTCAACAACCAACGGTAGGTCTAAAGAGGGTGTGACTGCAACAACATCAAGTGGTGTAGCGTTATGTGTTGGATTCGCTTCGCAACCAAGCAATGAAATAGGTGCTTATGCGAGAGGATTATTCACATTCCCTACTAACACATTTGCTGTATAATCTAAGGAGAATAAATAATGGCAATTAATAGAGCCCAACTAGTCAAAGAACTAGTACCAGGACTCCATGCTCTCTTTGGATTAGAGTATGAGAGATATAATAACGAACACGAAGACATCTTCGACACCGAAAGTTCTGAAAGAGCGTTCGAGGAAGAAGTAATGTTAAGTGGGTTTGGTGAAGCACCGACTAAGGGAGAAGGAGCAGCAGTCGTTTACGATACAGCTCAAGAATCTTGGACATCACGTTTCACACACGAAACTGTAGCATTAGCATTTGCGTTGACAGAAGAAGCTATCGAAGATAACCTCTACGATACTCTTTCTTCAAGATACACAAGAGCTTTAGCTAGGTCAATGCAAACAACTAAACAAGTGAAAGCAGCTAACGTATTAAACAATGCGTTTAGTTCTTCATATGTTGGTGGAGACGGGAAAGAGCTTTGTGCTACAGACCATCCTACTGTTGCTAATGTTGACTTAAGAAACGAACTAGCTACTGCGGCTGACTTAAATGAGACTTCTCTTGAACAAGCGTTGATTGACATCGCTGATTTCAAAGATGAAAGAAATCTTAAAGTTAATGCACAGGCGAAAAAATTAATTATTCCGCCTGCTTTACAATTCGTAGCAGATAGACTGATGGAAACTCCTGGAAGAGTTGGTACTTCAGATAACGATATTAATGCAATTAGAAATATGGGAATGGTCTCAGAAGGCTATGTTGTAAATCATTATCTAACAGATACTGATGCTTTCTTTATCAAAACTGACGTACCTAACGGGTTAAAACACTTTGTTAGAACTCCTGTATCAACTAGTATGGAAGGCGACTTCGAAACTGGTAATGTAAGATACAAAGCTAGAGAACGTTACAGCTTTGGTTGGAGTGACTGGAGAGGTATCTTCGGTTCACCTGGAGCATAGTTCACTTTCGTGAAAAAATTAAGGGAGCTTCGGCTCCCTTTCTTTTTTGATTTTAATGATGTATCATGACAAGAGTTCTAGGATTAATATAATAATCTATCGACTGACCTAGCAGACAAGCCAAGACGATAGAGTTTATTAAGGAGACTTAATATGGCAAAATCAACATTTTCAGGTCCTGTAAAATCATTAGCAGGATTCATCGCAGCAGGTAATGCTAACGTCGTTAGTTTAACTGCAGACACAAGTATCACAGTAGCAGACCATGCAGGTAAAGTTCTTGTATGTAATGACGCAGACGGTAAGTTTACTTTACCTTCAATCGTAGCAACTGCCCCAGGAAGTAACGACGACCCAAATCAAACAAATAACTTAGGCGCTACATTTACTTTTATAGTAGTTACAGCAGCAACAGATATGGACATCTTAACTGATGGAACTGATAAATTTGTGGGTGGGTTATATACTGGTGTTACTGATGCAACAGGTAAAACATTTATTTCAGGTGCATCTAACGATGTTATCACAATGAACGGGTCAACTAAAGGTGGATTAGCAGGTAGTATTGTTAAATGTACAGCAATGGCTACTGCTAAATATGCTGTAGAAGGTATTATTTTAGGTTCAGGAACTTTAGTTACTCCATTCGCTGACGCTTAATAGGAGCTTAATATGAGTTCATCCGATGTAAAAGCAACTAAGGCTTTAACAGCCACAGGGCAACTACAAGGGTTCATAGGCACTGGTGCAGGTACTGCAACCAACTTAGGTCCAATAAGAATTCAATCTGTACAGGCACAAGCAAGTGCAGCAGACGGTTCTATAAAAATCTACGATGGAACTAGTGCTAGCGGAACTAAGCTTTTAATAGAGTTTAAATTCGGTTCAGCGGCAAATGAATCTTTTGACCACTATCTACCTAATGATGGAGTTAAGTTCAATACAGGAGCCTATGTCGTATTAGCTAATTGCGACTTTTTTGTAGCATACTACAACTAATATGGCAACCTCAGGAACTCGTGCATTTAGTTTAGATGTAGCGACCGCAATCGAAGAAGCGTACGAACTTGCAGGATTAGAAGCTCGTACGTCTTATGACGCAGTAACTGCAAGACGTTCTTTAAACATTATGTTTGCCGATTGGTCAAACAGAGGTATTCAAATGTGGGAAGTTTCTAAAGCAGAACTTACCCTAACGCAAGGAACTAATGAGTACACCCTTAATAGCTTTGATATAGATATTTTAGACGCTTATATAGAAAGAACAGAAAATAATACTGTTACTGATTACACCCTATCCAGGGTAGACAGGAATGAATATATAAGTGTTCCTAATAAATCGACACAAGCAAGAGCAACAGAATATTGGTTAGAAAGGTTAAAAACTCCAGTTATTCATTTATACCCAACGCCCGAGAATTCAACCGACAAACTCGTTTACTATGTTTGGCGTAGAATCGAAGATAATACGGCACAGGTTAACGATGTAGATATACCCAGTAGGTTTATGCCGTGTGTAGTTTCAGGCTTAGCTTATTATATTTGTTTAAAAAAGAATGTTCAAAAACTTGCTATAATGAAAGAACAATACGAACAGGACTTAGCAAACGCTTTAAGGTATGACGAAGACCGTTCACCTTTAAGACTTGTCCCTAAACATGAGTATATCTAATGTCATACGCCTCAGGTAAATACGCTTATTTTATATGTGATACTTGCGGCTTTAGATATCCTTACAAATCTGCAAAAGGTAATTGGGAGAATTTCAGAACCTGTCATGAATGTTACGAGCCAAAACATCCTCAACTGGACCCGCCTAGTATTTCAGCAGACGCAGAAGTTCTTTGGAAACCTCGCCCTGACGTTTCTTTACCTAAAAGTCAATTAGGGGTTATAATCACTACAAACGCAGGGAGCGGTATGACTTTTAAAGCTGACCCTGTAGGAACAGCTTTTGATGGACTAGGAGCAACTAGTGGTTTAGGAAGCGTAACAGTGGGTATAGCATAATGGCAGGATTTACATATAGTGGATTAAAAACAGCGGTCCAGAATTATTTAGATAATACTGAAACTACCTTTGTAAACACCTTAGATACTTTTATACAGACAACAGAAGAACGTATTTTAAAATCTGTACAGCTTCCTGTTTTCCGTAAAAATGTCACAGGAACATTAACTCAAGACAATACTTATTTATCTACGCCGACGGATTTTTTATCACCATTTAGTTTAGCTTTGATAGACGGAAGTAATAACTATAGTTATTTATTATTAAAACACGTTTCTTTTATTAGAGATTACACACCGCAACAAGCCACAACTGGCGAACCTCTTTACTATGCTCAGTTTGATGAAGACACTTTTATAGTAGCCCCTACACCAAATACAAATTATTCTGTTGAACTTCACTATAACTACAGACCTAATTCATTAACTACTGTGGGAGACGACAATCAAACTTGGTTATCTGATAATGCTCCTAATGCTATGTTATACGGTTCTTTAGTAGAAGGTGCTGTTTTTATGAAAGCTGACCCAAATACAATATCATTGTACGAACAAAAATATCAAGAAGCTTTAGCTATGTTAAAATTATTAGGTGAGTATAAAGATGTTAGAGACGAAGCAAGAAACGACCAAATTAAAATAATGCCGCAAGGAACAACGAATGTTTAGTGTAGATGTAAAACCAACATTAGGAACTGTTAATGTTCAAACAACAGATAATAAAGGTTTAAGTCCTGAATATTGGACTGAAAGATTAGTAGAAAAACTTATTGGTATAAGTGATAACGCTGACCCTATGGTAAAAGCCCAAGCAGAAGCGTTTAAAGACACGATACAACAAGTTATTTTATTATATATAAAGCAAGCTATTGCAAGTGATAGAGCGACAGTAGCGGGTTTATTAGAAAAACAAGGTCATAAACAAATGGCTGATATCATAAGGAGAATATAATGGCAATAACGCAAGCAATGTGTACATCATTTAAAAAAGAATTAATGACTGCTACACATAATTTTACCGCAGCAAGTGACCAATTTAAGTTAGCACTTTATACAAGTAGTGCTTCTTTAGACGCGGCTACTACTGCATATACTTCGAGTAACGAAGTGAGTGGAACTGGATATACTGCTAAAGGTGCATTTTTAACAAGTGTTACCCCCACAACCTCGGGTACAACAGCTTTAACTGATTTTAATGATTTAACATTCAGTACTGCTACAATCACTGCAAGAGGTGCATTAATCTATAACGAAGCTGCAAGTGGAGACCCCTCAGTATGTGTATTAGATTTTGGTGGCGATAAAACGTCAACAGCGGGTGATTTTACAATTCAATTCCCAACAGCAGATGCTTCAAACGCTATTATAAGAATAGCTTAAATCACTTATGTCGAGTGTGACAGGTTGGGGTCGAGGTACTTGGAGCAGTGCTGCTTGGGGTACATCTTTACCTGTTGAACTAACAGGAGTTTCCGCTACAGGTTCTGTTACTAGTGTAACTACTGTAGCAGAAGCTAATATAACACTTACAGGTGTTGCAGGAACCGCAACTTTAGGTAATGAAACAGTAGCCGCTAATGCAGATGTAAGCGTTACTGGTTTCAGTCTTACTTCTTCATTAGGAAATGAAACGGTAATAGGCACAGCTGTTATTTTACCTACAGGTGTTTCATCAACAGGAACGTTAGGTGACGAAAGCGTAGTAGCAGAAGCTAATATTTCACCTACAGGTGTTTCATCAACAGGAACGTTAGGTGACGAAACAGTAATAGGTACCGCTAATATCTCACCTACAGGTATTGCTGGAACAGGTACTTTAGGTGATGAAAGTGTTACAGCAGATGCTAATACCACAACAACAGGTAATGTAGGTACTTCTGCATTAGGTAATGCTATTACGGCAGGAGCAGCAGTAACGGGTGTTACCGCTGTAGCTTCAGTTACAAGTTTAGGTGAAGAAACCGTTACAGCAGGAGCAAATGTAGCTGTTACAGGTCCAGGACTTACTTCAACGTTAGGTACGGTTACACAAAAAACTTCTAATACAATAAGCGTAACAGGTTTAGCAGGAACTTCGGGGGTAGGTTCTGTAACCCTTATAGCTAAAGCGGTTGTGGCTCTTACAGGAGTAGAAGGACAGGGTAAAGTTAAAACTATAAACATTTGGGGATTAGTAAACGATACTCAAACACCAAGTTATTCAGATGTTTCAACAACTCAAACACCTAACTATTCAACTATTTCAGATACACAAACACCAAATTGGAAAGAAGTTGCTTAACAATTACATAAAAAATAAGGTATAATCAAAACGGAGAATAAAAATGGCAAGTACATACGTAAATGACTTAAGACTTAACGAGATGGCTACTGGTGATGCTAGTGGAACATGGGGCGAAGTTACAAACACAAATTTAGAATTAATAGCTGAAGCATTTAGTTATGGTACTGAAGCAATAACTACTAACGCTGATACACATACAACAACTATAGCTGACGGAGCAACCGACCCAGGAAGGTCAATGTACCTTAAATATACAGGTACTTTAGACTCAGCTTGTACTATTACTATTGGACCTAACACCGTTAGTAAAATGTGGTTTATTGAAAATGCTACTAGCGGTTCTCAAAATATAATCATTTCCCAAGGTAGTGGAGCTAATATCACTATTCCACCAGGAGACGTAAAAGTAGTTTATTCAGACGGAGCAGGAAGCGG